GGAACCTCCGGTACTGGTGCAACGAATTCGGCACCACGCCGTCGTCACGCGGGAAGATCAACGTCCCGTACTCCGAGGGTGCCGATCCGCAAGAAACCTTCCTGAATGGGTGATGGCGGGCCGGTAAAGCGGTACGCACTGGACGTCACCGAGGGACGTATCCTCACGAACAAGTGGGTGCGCCTTGCCTGCAAGCGCCACCTCGAAGACCTGGTACTGGGACCGTCGCGCGGGTTGGAGTTCGACAAGAAGGCGGCCGACCGCGCCATCGAGTTCTTCCCGATGTTCCTGAAGTTCTACGAGGGGGCGTTCGACGGGAAACCGTTCGACCTTCTGCCGTTCCAGCAATTCATCATCGGATCGTTATTCGGATGGAAGACCGTCGACAAGGTGCGGCGGTTCAGGACGGCGTACATCGAGATGGGGAAGGGCGGAGGGAAAGCCCTTGCAGTAGATACCCCAATCCCAACTCCTTGCGGTTGGAAGGCAATGGGCGACCTTGAGCCAGGGGATGCGGTGTTTGATGAAAACGGGGCGGTATGCAACGTCATCGGGGCAACCGATGTTATGCATGGACGGCCTTGCTATCGGATGGAATTTTCAGATGGGTCCAAGATCGTCGCGGATGAGGACCATGTGTGGCGCACGGCGAGCATACGGTCCGGCGGGAAGCACGGTCCCAAGCCGGTGGATGAACCCAGAAAAGGGGGATATGCACTTCGCACTACGGGGGAAATAGCGAAGACCCTGAGAGTGGATCCATCATCCTCCCGTCATCCGCAAGCAGTATGGAATCATCGTGTGGATATTGCAAAACCCCTACTTTTGCCGGAAGCAGATCTTCCAATAGATCCATACACGCTCGGGGTGTGGTTGGGAGACGGGGATAGTGGTGGAGCCCGTATCACCATCGGCGACAAAGACGCTTCCGGAATGATCGGGGCGTTAGAGTCTGTCGGATGTGCAGTCGGTGATCGAAAGGGGAACGGGCGTTACCGAATCGGAAGCGTTGGCATTCGTGGAATTGGGGGAAGTCTTTCCCTGAATGCGAAACTTCGCGGTGCGGAGTTGCTTGGAAATAAGCATATCCCGAAAGAATACCTGCGGGCGTCAATAAGACAACGCATGGATCTTCTTTGCGGGTTGATGGACACCGACGGTTATGTGTCTTTAGGAAGAGGACGATGCGAGTTCACGACCGTATCGCCCCTCCTACGCGATGGGTTCACGGAACTGGTCAGGTCGCTTGGATATAAACCGATGGTCACTACCGGGAAGGCGATGCTGAACGGGAAGGACTGCGGCGAGAAATACCGAGTGGAAATAACGGCGTATAAAGACGCATCGGTGTTTCGGTTGGAGAGAAAGACGGCGAGATTAAGGCAACGGCCTTCAACCCGCCCATTATCACAAGGACGCATGGTCGTAGGGTGCGACCCAATAGAATCCGTGCCGGTGAGATGTATCGAAGTTGATAGTCCATCGAAATTATACCTCGCCGGTTCCGGGATGATCCCTACGCACAACAGTCCCCTGGCCGCCGGCGTGGGGTTGTACGGACTGGTGGCAGACGGCGAGGCGGGCGCAGAAGTTTACAGCGCCGCGACCACGAAGGATCAAGCCGGCATCCTGTTCCGGGACGCCAAGGCATTCGTCGACGGATCCGCCGCCTTGCGCCGACGCCTGGTAGTCGACCGCAACAACATCGCCTACGCAACGAAGAATTCGTACTTCCGCCCGGTGTCGTCCGAGCATCGGGGACTGGACGGCAAGCGTCCGCACATCGCGCTGATCGACGAGATCCACGAGCATCCGTCCGCCATGGTCGTCGACAAGATGCGGGCAGGCACGAAGGGGCGCACCCAGGCGCTGATCTTCGAGATCACGAACGCCGGGTACGACCGCCATTCGATCTGCTACCAGCACCACGAATACACCGAAAAGATTTTGGAAGGCACGATAGAGAACGACGCCTGGTTCGGGTTCATGTCCGGATTGGACGTCTGCGAGAAATGCGCCGCCGACGGGCGGTCCATCCCGGACGACGAATGCCCCGACTGCGATTCGTGGAAAGACGAGTCGAAGTGGATCAAGGCGAATCCGGGGTTGGACATCATCATCCCGCGAAAGTACCTGCGCGAGCAGGTCGCGGAAGCGTCCGAGATGCCGTCGAAGGAAAACATCGTCAAGCGTCTGAACTTCTGCATCTGGACGGAATCCGTGACGAAATGGCTATCGATGGAAAAATGGAACGCCTGCGCGGATCCCGTGGATGCGGACGCATTGAAGGGACGCACCTGCTACGCCGGTCTGGACCTGTCGTCCGTATCCGACATCACGGCGTGGGTGAAAGTGTTTCCGCCGGAGAAGATCGGCGGGAAGTACCAGGTGCTGTGTAGGTTCTTCATCCCGGAAGGCAACATGCGGGAGCGGTCGCGCAAGGACAAGGTGCCGTACGACGTCTGGACGAAGCAGGGGTTCATCACCACGACCCCCGGCGACATCATCGACTACGCCTACGTCCTTGACACCATCAAGAAGGACGCCGAGGAGTACGACATCGCAGAGTTGGCGTTCGACCGGTGGGGATCACAGAAGATCACCACGGACCTACAGGACATGGGATTCGAGGTGGAAGGCAAGCGGTCGCTGATCCAGTTCGGGCAGGGGTTCGCGTCGATGTCTGCCCCGACAAAGGAGTTGGAGAAGATGGTCCGGGCAGGCGAGATTGCACACTCGGGCCACCCAGTTCTTACATGGATGATTTCAAATACAGTTGTAAAAACTGATCCAGCAGGCAATCTAAAGCCAGATAAAGAACACTCGACTGAAAGAATAGACGGTGTCGTAGCCCTAATAATGGGAATTTCGAGGGCAATGCTTCAAAACGATACCGTGTCAGTGTATGAAAAAAGGGGTGTGTTGACGTGGTGATTAAATAGTATAATTGAATAATGAAAAAATGCACAAAATGTGGGATCGAATATCCTGCGACTACTGATTATTTTTATGCCAGAAACAATAGGCCGTCTGGACTTGTATCTCACTGTCGGAAATGTTCTGTCATAAAATCATCAGCATGGAACAAAGCACATCCAGATAAAAGGAAAGCCAGCAAGAAAAGATGTTATTGGAAAGATCCGAAAGCGGATAATAACCGGTCAAAGAAGTGGCGTGAGGCGAACAAAGAACGGCACCATGAGAACACAAGAAGATGGATCGCAGAAAACAAAGACAGGCACAGTAAGAAAACTTCTGAATGGACAAAAAACAATATAGAGCAATCGCGGGGTTATTGGAGAAAATATGCGGCGAAGCGGGCAACCAATCCAACATGGAGAATTTCAAACTCCATCAGTAGGCAGATTGCGAAATCCATTATTGATGGGAAAGCAGGGTGTCATTGGGAAACCATAACGGGGTTTACCTTGTTGGAATTTATTACGCACATGGAATCCAAATTCACCAAAGGAATGGGTTGGGATAACTACGGGACATGGCATGTCGATCATAAGCGACCAGTATCCTCATTTACGTTTTCTACAAAGGATGACCGTGCATTTAAGGAATGTTGGTCACTCGAAAACCTTCAACCCTTATGGGCGAAAGACAATCTATGCAAGGGTGCGAAGATGTTATGACTGCTACTCATAGAATAATTCTTGGAACCTGCTGCGGCGGGTTTTTTTATGCGGGCGTTCTAACCTTCGGGACAGGGGGCTGATTTGGGTCAATTCAGGCAGGCCATGAAGTTCCTTGTCCGCGCGCTGGGCTTGAACGACCCGAAGGCGTGGGACAAGTCGTTGTGGAACTTGTACGGATCGCAGTCGTTGTCCGGCGAGAAGGTCACGGAAGAGACGGCGCTTCACTACGCCCCGGTCTACAACGCCATCACGTTGATCGCCGGGACGGTCAGCGCGTTGCCGCTTCACCTGATGCAGGGGAGGATGGGGAAGAAGACCGTCGTGGAAGACAACCCCCTGTACCGCGTCATGCACGACCAATGGAACCCGTACCTGACGGCGATGGCGGGGCGCGAATGCCTGATGGCGCACGTCTTGGCGTGGGGGAACGGATACGCCGAGATCGTGCGGGACGGGTTGGGATACGTCCGCGAACTGTGGCCGATCACGCCGAACCGCGTGATGCCGAAGATGGTTGGTGGGAATCTTGTGTACGTCATCCGCGTGGGCAATCAGGATGTGACCTTCCCTCGCGAGAAGATCCTGCACGTCCCCGGATTGGGGTTCGATGGGTTTGTGGGATACAGCGTCGTGTCGATGGCCCGCAAGTCCTTGGGGTTGGGCATGGCGCTCGAGACGTTCGGGTCATTGTACTTCGGGAACGGCACACATCCAGGCGTGATTGTATCGCACCCCGGACAACTTAAGGATCCGTCCCACTTGCGGGATTCGCTGACGGCCGCCTATTCGGGACTCGGCCAATCGCACAAATTGATGTTGCTGGAAGAAGGGATGAAGATCGAGAAGATCGGTATCCCGCCGGACGATTCGCAGTTCCTTGAAAGCAGGCAATTTCAAGTACCGGAAGTCGCCAGATGGTTCAACCTGCCGCCGCACAAACTGAAGGATCTGACGCGCTCGTCGTTCAACAACATCGAGCAGGAGCAGCAATCCTTCTAC